CCGCTTTCAGCTTCAGCTTCATGTTTTCCAATTCCTTGGAGAACAGCGTGCCTTGTTTTTTGGCTTCGGCCAGCTTATCGGCATTGCTCTGTAGCTTGCTATCATTCTCAGACAGGGCCTTTTCGGCCGCCTTGACCTCTTCCTGCAAGGCCTTGGTTTCTTTGCTGTTCTTTCCGGTTGCCTCGGCGGATTTGTCATAAGCAGCCTTGGTTTGATTGAGTTTGTTTTGCAGTTCAGAGTTCTGCTGCCCCAATCTCTTGTCTTCGGCCGTGAGCTCGGCTACGCGCTTGCTGTTGGCGGAGATTTTCTCCTCTTGGACCTTGATATTTTCGGTGAGCATTTGCACCCGGGCGCCGACTTCCTGGTTGGACTGTCCCATCAGTTTAGCTTTTTGGGCAGCCAAGGAGTACTCCTGCTGTAGTTGCCGCATTTGGGCGTCCGCCTGTTTCATCACAGCTGTATAGCTGTTTGCGCTGGCCTTCATTTTGTCGTCGTATTTTTTCAGCTTGTCGGAGTCAAGCTCTTTGTTGGCCGCTTTCAGCTTCAGCTTCATGTTTTCCAATTCCTTGGAGAACAGCGTGCCTTGGTTCTTTGCTTTCGTCAGTTTGTCCGCGTTGCTCTGTATTTTTCTCTCGTTTTCGGAAAGTGCTTTTTCGGCCGCTTTGACCTCTTTCTGCAAGGCTTTGGTTTCCTTGCTGTTCTTGCCTGTTGCCTCGGCCGATTTGTCATAGGCGGTTTTGGTCTGATTGAGCTTGTTTTGCAGCTCTGAGTGCTGCTGCCACAGTTTCTTATCTTCGGCCGTCAGTTCTGCCACCCGCTTGCTGTTCGCGGAGATCTTCTCCTCCTGGGCTTTGATCTTCTCTGTGAGCATTTGCACCCGGGCGCCGACCTCCTGGTGAGACTGACCCATCAGTTTAGCCTTTTGGGCAGCCAAGGAGTACTCCTGCTGTAGTTGCCGCATTTGGGCGTTCGCCTGCTTCATAACAGCTGTATAACTGCTTGCGCTGGCAGTCAGTTTAATTGACGCTACTGCCATTGTCGTCCTCCTTTCTACCGCTCGTCTGCGTGTTCCAGCTTGTATTTGATCAAAGAGAGAATGGCAAACACATCACCGGTAAGGGCGTATTGCAGATCGCAACGCAGACATTGGGTTGCCACATCTAATAGGCTGTTGATTACCTCCAGCTGTGCGCTCCAGTAGTCTTGCTCATCCTCTTCGTCCGTGTAGCCGTTCTCTCTGTCGTATTCATCGAATAGACTTTTAACTCGTTCCACCTGCTCTTCCGGACTTAGCCGGCTGATGGCTTCCGTGATCCGCTGGGCCAAGAAGTGGGCGGTGTTGCCCGCTACCAGCACTTCCTCTATATCGACTTCCGGTACATAGCCCGCTGCTGTTGGCAGCACGGCCTGCACAAGGCGGATCGTTGCTTGCAGTCCCGGTGGTTCATCCGTACCGACGGCACGCATATAGGTGCAGTACCGCCGGTAGAACTCCAGGGACGCCGTGGAACGGTAGATTGTTCCGTGGCAACTGACCGTTATATCCGGGATCAGCTGCCAGTCTTGAAATTTGCAGTCATGGCGTCGATTTTCTGCTCAATCCGTTGTGCCAGATTGAGATCCACTGCCATGTAAGCAACGATCACATCGGCCACATCTGTGTCGCTTTCTGCCAGCTCTTCGGGTGTGAATTGTTCACCGAAAGCAATCGACAAGGCGTTGATAATAGCGGTGTAGGTCGGAGCGTCGATGGCGTCCTCCTCCAGGCTGACCGCTTCGCACGCCTGTTTGTATCGCAGGTATGTTGCCGTGCCCATGTGGTTGATGGTGTAAGTCTTACCGTTAAGCTCCAGCTGTGCAGCCGGAGCCTTTTCCATAATTGCGTCCATATTTCACTCCTTTAACCGCCGACGGCTGCTGTGCTTGTCGGCCACTCTTGAACTTTGGAGAACCAGTCGGCAATAGCACTGGCAGCGTCCGTGTCTTCTGTTATCAGATTGCTTTCGTCTACGGAGCAACTAAACTTACCATCGTGCTTACGCGCATAGAAGGACAGTTTTACCGTATCGGTCTGTGTGGACACCTTGTCCGCCTTGGTCTCGTTCGTCTCCTCCATGCCCTCGCTGGCGGTGCCACAGAAATACCAAACGAACTCGTATTTGTTGTTCAGGCGCTTGACGCGATAGCCGATTGCAATCTCGTTCGGCTTGTCGTCTTCGCCTTTCACCAGATAGCCCTTTTCATACAGATGGCCAAAAAGCGTAGCCTTTTCTGCCGGGGTCAGGGCGTTTACATCCAGCTCGATCTCCGTACCCTCGTAATTTGTCGCTGTTTCCTCAACCGCGTCATCGGAATACAGCTTCTCGCTGGAGAACTTGTCACTCACCTTTGCGCTGATGGCTCTTGCCAGCTTGGTCGGAGCGCCGGCGGTATAGCCGGTTGCGTCGTTTTTGGTGACCAGCGCCACATAGATGTCTTTCAGACCTACCCGGCGGCTGTGTACATTTCTTTCCTCGCTCATTTACTTATCCTTTCTCCGCCTGATTGGCGGCATTGTTCTTTTCAACTGTCAGTGAGAAGCGCAGCTGTTTGACATATAGCTCTGTATCGTCCTCGTAAGCGTTGTTGCTCTCCAGGAAGTCAAAGCCATAGGCTTTCATCAGCGCCAGCACTTCGGCGGCCAGCGCCACCTCGTCCACCAGGCTCCAAATATTCACCTGAACCGTAGCTGTCTCGCTCTCGCTGTCATCGTCGCTGTGGTCATCCTCCGCATAGCTAAGCGGCCAAAGAGAGATATGCGTATCTGTAATATCCGGGTCATACCACCCCTCCCGGACCGGAATACCCCGGCCGGAGATCTGCAACAGTGCAATACTTGCTTCATTGATCACATCTAACATATCGGTCTCCTTAATCGCCTAAATACTTGTTTGCGTATGACTGTAGCGTCGTTTCGGCAATGCGTCGGTACATGCCCTCGCACTGCTTGTTTGTTTTGTTAATGAATTCTCGGGGGCGCATTTTCGATGTTCCCCATTCCACAAATTTCATATAAAACTGCGCGCTGTTGTCACTGAGCTTCCAGCCTACCTCTGCGTTTGAGCGGCCGTCTGTGTCTGTCCTTGTGTTTGACACCGGGATCACATCAGCGGCGTGGGCAGGTGAGTACTGCACGAACCTGTGGCCGAGATACCGACCGGTTTTGCTGTGGTCCCTCGACCTTGGCACATTCCGCTTCATTGTCCTGTGTGTTTCCAGCTTGGACAGATTGATGATGTGGCGGGTGCATTGGCCCACCACATCTAAAGAGCTTACCTCTTGCAGGTTCTTTAGCAGCTGCTCCATACCTTGGAACTCCATGTTGACTATCATAAGATCACCCCCTTATGTTGTACGCTCACACTTTAGCGTAACGAACTCGTGGTTGCCTCTTGAATAGTCGATATGGTAGATCCGATAGCGTGCGCCGGTGGCTACTTCTTCCACAAAGTAGCCCTTGGCATGCCCTCGCATATCTTCCAATGCCTTGCAGTAACGCAGTTTGAACGCCAGCACTTCATGCAGCTTGGCGGCCATTGCCTGGTACAGTTCTTCGCCGTACAGATCGGCCGGCGTTGCCCAAACATTCATATAGTGTGGGGCGCCTGCCTTATCTTCGATCTGTCGGCCGCCGGTGGTGGAAAAAACACGCTTGCGAATATTGATTTTAATTTCCATCACCGGCACCTCCGTAGATCTCGCTGTACAGAAATGTGGAGGCGTGACCGCTGAGAAGCTGCGTGTTTGTGCCGTACTTCTCCCTGTGGTCGTACAGGTCCTTAACGGACATCAGCAGCAACAGATCTTGTCGTGCGGTCGGTGCGGCTGCATTATAGCCGGGGATCAATTCGCCAAGCGTTTCCGCCGTTGCGTCGATCATCAACCGGATCAGCTCGTCATCGTCCGCATAGTCCACCCGCAGGTAGCTCTTAACCGTGTTCAGTTCCATTGCTTACCTCCGTTCTTTTGCAGTTGACTGCAAATTAGCCCGCTGCTGCTTTTAAGAAGCCCTTGGCCATGGCCGCGTCGTCAACCACCTGCACATCGAAGCGGTCGCGCACCTTGCAGCCCATCGTGTCAGAAGTCCAGTACACATTGGGGTTGGCCTCAATGGTCATCTTCTCTCGATCAAACAGGGTTACAGCCTCGTGGCCGTCGCCCATATAGATGGGTGCGCCCTTGGCAGCGTCGGTCTTAAGGGCTTTGTTGGATAACACAGTGATCGGATAAGAGCCGAAAAGCAGTTTTCCGGTTTTCTCCATCGGGTCCGGTTGCAAAATGTATTTGCCATCTTTGTCTTTTAATCTGTCCAAGAAGTTAAAGCCATCCTGGTTGGTGATCACTTCAGCGTTGAGGGCAACTTCTGGATCCAGTGTCACATTAAATACATCTTTCAAACCGTCTACATCGGAGATGGTAACCGGACTTTCGCCCGCTGCGGTATCAAATGCGGCCAGGATCTTAGCGTTGCGGGTCGCGGTGCTCTTTTTGGCACAATAGTTTGCCAAAAAAGCCAACAGGTTCTCGGCGGTGTCGGCCAAAAGATCGTTGGTCAGCTTCATAATGTCGCCGTACTTCTTGATGGAGTAATCCACAGCCTTCAGTGTTGGCGTGTCCCCTTCGGTAAAGTCGGCCGCTTCGTCTACTGCGGGCCACGCGGTGATGGCGGCGTCCTTTTCGATTACGCGGCGGCCTTTATTGACCGATGTGTTTTCCACATTCACATGGTTCTCCAGCGAAATCCGGCTGCGCTTCAGCTCCTTGATGGCTGTCTGCAAGTCCTGCGGAACAGTCAGTCCACCGTCGGCGTCTGTGCCCTCGGCCATTTTGTTCACGATCTGCTTTTCCTGATCGGTCATGTAGTCCTCCGGGGTGCCGCCCTTACGCTTGGCGTCAAACTGTGCCTTGATCAGTGCGGCAAATGCGCTTCTGCACTGCTTCGGCGTGAATTCCTGCTGATCAATGACCTGGTGCTGTTGTGCGCCGGCATTGTCATACTTTGCGTCCATTACATCAGCCAGCAGATCGAATTTCTGCTGCAACTGCTGCAATTCGTCTTTTGCGGCCTGGGCCTCGGTCAACTTGCCGGCCTCGGCCAGGTCCTGCACTTCCTGCTTTTTAGCGTTAATGCTGTCCAGCATGGCTCTGAGCTTTTTGTTCATGTTTTTTCCTCCTAAAAAATTTTTTATTTTGTTCCATAAAGGTACAAATCCGCCAGGATTTTGTCCTTTTTGGCGTCTTTTTGGGTGTCAGTGTTGACACCGGGCGGCAGGCGTGTGTACCTGTCGTAGAATGTGCTCGCACAGGCCACCATCGGCTCTGCGTTCTCCACCTCGAAGTTGAACACTTCGGCGATATTCTGCGAAGTCAGCCAAGTTTCTGCCGTCATAAGGTTGGCAAGCGCTTCTCTGTCCACTTTATCGGACATTTTTGTTCTGTACAGTTCCAGAATACAGTCCTTTGCAATGTTCAGCTGCTCAATTACCGCCGCAAAGTCAGAAGCATTGCCCCAACAGCCCGTCATCGGGTCGTGGATCATCACCTGGGCACCTGTGCGAATGACCACCCGGTCGCAGGCACACAGAATGACGGAGGCAATGCTGGCGGCAATACCGTCCACATATCCGACGGTCTCTCCTGCGTGTGCTTTGATGATATTGGCAATGGCAATCCCGGCGAACACATCGCCGCCGCCGGAGTTGAAGTGAACTTCAACCGGCTTGTCCGGCTCAATCTGGTTGAAGAAGTCGGCGACTTGCTGGGGGCACTTGTCGTTGACGAACTCGCCGCCATATCCGCTGTAGTCGTACATGCAAATATCGCCGTAGAAGTTCAGCACAGCTCTGTCCGCCTCATCACAGAGGGCACAGTAGCCGACTTTTTCCCGCTTGTTGCTCACACGGTTAAAGCGCTCAAAATTCAATACCTTGTTCATACGATCCTCCTTTCCGTCAGTCTGTGTTGTTGGCGCCGTACTGGTCGCCAACTCTATCAAGCGGAATGTAGGTTCCGTTGACAATGGGGTTGTCTCCGCCCTGTACCGGCGGATTGTCTTCCAGTTCTCTGCACTCGTTGATGGTGGCAATGCCCTTGTCCACCTTTTGTGCAAAGATCTCCGTCTGTGTTTTGCTGTCGGTCCGCAGTAGCACCTTGTCGTTGAATTTGTAGTAAAAGCCCGCTGCCCGCTGCGGATCAGTTAGACATTTATAGTTCAGTTCCTGCTCAATCTGCGAGATGGGGAACAGCATTGTCTCAGTCAGAAATGCCAACTGCTGCTGTTCGCTGTTGGCGTAGCTGCTTTTTGAATAGTCGTTGATCTGCGTTGGCTTAATTCCAAATGCTGCCGCCAGTTGCAGGGCACCATACTGTTTCAGCTCCAAAAACTGGGCGTCTGACAGCTTGAAGTCAATCGGTTCAAGTTTGAAGCCCGGCGGTACCGGGATAATGCGCCCGGCGTTGCTGGCACCGGCACCGAACTCTTCAAACTGCGCAATCAGTTTTCTTTTTGCGCCATCGCTTAACTCGCCTGTATAATTCAGCACAGCCTTTCCAGTCATACCGTTCTTGAACAGCTTGTTTTGGTATTCCTGTGCAGCAATTTGGCCGTCTACGGTGGACCGCAGCAGCTCCAATACAGAGGCCCCACGGTACCCATCGAATGTAAAGAAATTCTTAAAGTGCAGCACGGTGTCCGG